ACATATACACAACAATCAAGTTATCGTTTAGACCATATCGGAACAATAGAGGTAGGGTTAGGTAAGGTCGAGTATGAGGGTACATTAGATGACTTATACAGAGATGACATTGATAAGTTTATTGAATATAACTTAAATGATGTTGAGATAGTTAAAGCACTTGACCAAAAGTTCAAACTCTTGGACTTGGCTAGGGCTGTATCACATTTAGGTAGGATACCTTATGAAGAGGTTTACTTTAGTTCTCGTTACATTGAGGGTGCTATGTTAGTATATCTTCGTAGTTTAGGTTTAGTTGCTCCAAGTAAAGGAGCTAATGTGACATACGATGGTTCAGAGTCGAGGTTTAGTGGTGCTTATGTCAAATCACCAAATCCAGGTAGATATGATTGGGTATTTGATTTAGATTTAACATCTATGTATCCAAGTATTATTATGTCTCTGAATATGTCACCAGAAACTAAAATAGGTAAGATAAATGGTTGGGATGCGGAAGAATTTATTAGAGGGGAAGAGAAACATCATTCTGTAGAAAAGGATGGTAAAACTATCAGAACCTTTACGAGTGGAGAACTTAAAGATTTCTTTAATAAGAATGAAATATCCATTTCATCAAATGGTGTTTTGTATGACCTCAAACAAAAGGGTGTTATACCAGCAATACTTGAGAAGTGGTTTAATGAAAGAGTAGAGTATAGGAAACTGGCAAAGAAGTATGGTGAAGAAGGGAATGACGAACTACATGGTTATTTTGATAGACGACAATTGGTACAGAAGATTCTTCTAAATAGTTTGTACGGAGTTTTGGGTTTGACGGTATTTCGGTTCTATGATATTGACAACGCTGAAGGTACAACAACGACAGGTCAGAAATTAATTCAGTTTACGGAGAAGATTGCTAATAATTACTACAACAACATATTGAAGACGAAAGAAGATTATTGTATTTACACAGATACAGACTCGGTTTTCTACTCTGCTCTTCCACTTGTTAAAAACAGACATCCAAACGCTGATGTTAAAGATGATAAGTTCATGACCGAACAGATTCTTGAGATTGCTGGTGAGGTTCAAGATTATATTAATAAATCTTATAATTACTTCAGTAGTAAATTCTTAAATATCAGAGGTGACCATCGTTTTGAGATTAAACAAGAAATGATTGCTAAATCTGCTTTTTGGGTTACCAAGAAGAGATATGGTCAATGGATTATCAACGATGGTGGGTTGGAAGTAGAGAAACTTGATGTTAAAGGTTTAGATATTGTTCGTAGTTCATTCCCACCAGCATTTCGTGACTTTATGACTAAGGTTTTAAAAGCTATACTTGCTAAAGTTCCAAAGGATAAGATAGACGAGTTTATTCTGAACTTCAAGAATAATCTACAAAACGAAGAGTTAGATAAGATTGCTCTTCCAACAGGTGTTAAAGGTATGAGCAAATACATGGATAAATCAAAAGGTGGTTTTAAGAGTAAGACAATGTTTACACCGATGAGGAAAGGTGCGCCAGTTCATACAAAAGCCTCTGTTATTTACAATGACTTACTTAAACATTTCAAGACTAACAATCATGAACCTATATCAAATGGAAACAAAGTTCGTTGGGTTTACCTAAAACAGAATCCTTTTAATATCGATGGAATTGCTTACAAAGGTTATGACGATCCTAAACAAATTATAGATTTTATCAATCAATATGTTGATAGAGATAAGTTATTTGATAAAGCTCTTAATAAAAAAATAAAGATGTTTTATGATGCCATGTCTTGGGATATGCCAGTAGAGAAAAAAAATACAATTGAAAAGTTTTTTTAACTTGACATTTACAAAAATAATTAGTAAATTATAATATAATATGGAGAATAATAATGAATAAAATAACGTTAGATACGTTTATCCAAAAATACAATCTTGGTGGTAGTATAAATTCAGTAAAGTGGGAGTCAAATGGCGATACACTTTCTACTCGTTTTATATCACCAGATAAAAGTCTTTTGGGTGAATTATCACTTAGTAAACAATCACTTCCTAACTTTGAGGTAGGTGTTTATGACACACCACTTCTTTCTAAGATGTTAGGTACTCTTGCTGATAAGATTGATTTTGATTTACTTAAAGCACCAACAGATGAAGAACAAGCTGTTGCATTTGGATTTACAGATGGTAAGATATCTGTAAGTTATGTACTTGCTGCTCTTGGTGTTATTCCTGATGTACCAGAACTAAAGAATGTACCTGAATTTGATACCCTTATCAATATCGATTCTCAGTTTATCAATTCTTTTATTCGTGGTAAAGGTGCTTTATCCGATGTAGAACATTTTTCTATTCAACCAGCAGATGGTGGTGTAGAGTTCGTTATCGGTTTTAGTGACATCAACTCAAATCGTATCAGTATCAAAGTTCAGAGTGGTGCAGTAAGGTTAACTGAACCAATCGTCTTTAATGCTAATCTGTTCAAAGAAGTTCTAAATGCGAACAAAGAATGTTCAAAGGCAGTTCTTCAAGTTGCTTCAGGTGGTCTTGCTCACATCGAGTTTAAGATAGACGACTTCAATGTTAAATATTACTTAGTATCACAGCAGGTATAGTATGAGTTCACATGGATTATGGGTGGAACGATATCGTCCATCGACATTAGACACTTATGTTGGTAATGAAACTCTAAAGACGAAAGTCGAGAGGTTCATAGAAGAACAGAATGTTCCACACCTATTATTGTATGGTAGAGCGGGTGGGGGTAAAACTACCCTTGCCAAGATTATCGTAAACGCTATTGAATGTGACTATCTCTATATTAACGCTTCGGATGAACGAAACATAGATTTGGTTAGGGACAAACTAAAGAACTTTGCTTCTTCTGTTGGATTCAAACCAAATAAAATCGTAATCTTGGATGAGGCTGATTATCTTAATGTTAACTCAGCCCAACCCGCTCTTCGTAATCTTATGGAGACTTTCTCTGCTCATTGTCGATTCATTTTGACTTGTAATTATGTTGAGAAGATTATCGACCCGATTCAGAGTAGATGTCAGACCTATAAGATTATTCCACCATCAAAGAAAGATGTCGCTGTTCACGCTAAGTATATCTTGGAAGAAGAGAACATCTCTTTTGATTTGGATGACTTGGCTCTTGTGGTAACTGCTGGTTATCCTGACTTGAGAAAGGTTATCAATGACTTACAGAGACAGGCAATTGATGGTCAGTTAAAGATAGACAAAGATGGGATGTTACATAACGAGTTCAAACTTCAATTCTTGGATATGATAAAACAAGGTGTTGATTTAAGAACTATTCGTAAGTTTGTAGCTGATAGTAACTTTACGGACTACACAGAGCTGTATCGTTTCCTATATGATGAGGTGGAGAATATTTCTGTGGAGAAATTACCAGAGATTATCGTTGATATATCGAATGGTTCTTACCAAGATGTGTTGGTCGTAGATAAAGAGATAAACTTTATGGCTACCATCTCTAACATACTTAGGAGATTACAATGAGTACAAAACCAATGAAACCATTACCAAAACAACAAGTGAAGGTTGATTTAAGTGATGCTGATACTATGAAATGCCAAAAGTGTGAGAATCCTATTTTCATACAAGGGTATATAATTAAGAGAATTTCAGCAATAGTTTCCCCTACAGGTCAAGAGGTTATTGCTCCAGTTCAAGTTTTCAATTGTGGAAATTGTGGAGAGTTACTGCCTATGGGTGGGGAGTTGGATGAACTTATTTAAGTGGATAGACGAACTATTCACTAAGAAAAGACCTTGGGATAGTTTTTCGGAAGAAGAACGAAAGAAGTTTAGTCCATTTATGGTCAATCGTTATTTAAGTATGAGTAACGATTTCTTACCAATTGTTAATCACTTTCAGAAACTAACAATTGAAGTAATGCCATTATCTGCTGTCTATAAGTTCTATTGTTCCTTACTTCCAAATAAGAAGACCTATCTAAGATATCTTAGTGGTAAGAAAACAAAGGTCAACGAAAAAGTTGTACCTTTCATTCAAGAATATTTTGAGGTTAGTAAGATACAAGCTGGTGAATATTATCAATTGATGACGACAGACGAGTTGAAGTCTTTACTAACAAAGTATGGTAAAACAGAGAAGGAAATAAAAAAGATGGGTGTGAAATGAGTAAGTTATGGATGGCAATTTGTCTATCATTAATAGGACATGTAATTGCTTGGTTTCATATGCAAGGTCAGTTCAAGTATGAATGGGCAAAAAGTATTTGGTGGGTTATATTTGGTGGTATACCGATAAGTTTTTGTTTTTTTTACGGAACTAAATGGTACTATGAATTCTTTGGTAATTATTGGTATGTTAGACCTATAGGATTTGGTATGGCTACTTTAACGATGGGTATATTAACTTGGTTGATTTTAAATGAGTTACCAGATACAAGAACAATTATTTGCTTAGTTTTATCAGTAATTATTATTATAATACAATTATCACATTTAATCATAAAGTAGAGGTTATAATGAAAATAAAAGAAACAGAACTTGGAGTAACTGAAGACATTCATCCAGTTGTAGAACAAATGGAAAAAGAATGGCCAGTTATGACTAAAGAGTTTAAAAGGTTACAGAAACAACAATATGAGTTGTTCCTTAAGAAACAACATGATTATGGTCCTGGTAATATTTCAGTTGGTACTCAATTGATAACAGATGAAGAAGTACACTTGTCACTTACAGGACTTTGGTTTAGAATGAATGACAAGATACAAAGACTAAAAACACTACTGATGAATAATAGACAATCAGCAGTTGAGGGAGAGCCGATGGAAGATGCTTATTTAGATGTATCTAACTATGGTATTATGGCTACAATTGTTAAAAATGGTAAGTGGGGTAAATAATGGAAAGACATTGGGGTGAAAAACAAAAACAATCACCAAAAATAAATGGTGATGCTAATGAAAAACATATATCAGTTCAAGACAATAAGATTTATTTTTATTCTGGCGTAAATCGAAATGCCTGTGTTGAGTTGAATAAGAAAATTGGTGAGTTAGAAAGTAAAGCCTTGACTTTATCAAAAAGTCTTGGTATATTACCACCACCGATAAAAGTGTTTATCAATTCAGGTGGTGGAACTATTGTAAGTGGTATTGCTTCTATGGATACGATATTAAGATGTAAAGTTCCTATTGAAACCTATGTTGATGGTTTTTCTGCTAGTGCCGCTACATTCTTAACTGTAGTTGGTAAGAAAAGGTACATGAGTAGAAATTCTTATATGCTAGTTCATCAGTTATCAACTTCGTTTTGGGGAACGTATTCTAACTTTGAAGATGAGAAGCAAAATTTAGATTTGATGATGAAAAGTATTAAAAATATTTACAAGGAATATACAAAGATACCAATGAAAAAACTTAATGAAATTTTAAAACACGACTTGATGTGGGACGCTAAAACTTGTTTGGAATATGGAATGATTGACGAGATTATATAGTGGCACATATTTCACATAGTCAGTTTACCACTTATAACGATTGTAACCTTAAATGGAAACTTCGTTATATAGATAAGTTAGGAACTTTTGTTGGTAACATCCATACTCTTTTTGGAACTGCTATGCATACCGTAATACAAGAATATCTATCGGTAATGTATAATAAATCTATTGTTGCTGCTGACAAACTCAATATGGAGTCTCGATTAAAAGAAGAGATGGTCACAGAGTTTACCAAGATAAAAGAAGGTAAAGGTGTTTTACCTTGTACACAAGAAGAGATGATGGAGTTTTATCAAGATGGTATTGCTATAATAAATCATTTTAGAAAGTATCGTAACAAATACTTCATGAAACAGAATTGGGAATTGGTTGGTATAGAAGTTCCAATCCTAAAAAAAGTTCAAGAAGGTGTGGATATGATGGGTTACTTGGATGTTGTTATACGAAATAAAATATCTGGTAAGATAGTTATCATTGACCTTAAAACTGCTACTCGTAGTTGGACAGATTATCAGAAAAAAGACTTTAATAAGAAGTCTCAGTTATTGATTTACAAAAAGTTTTATTCTGAATTGTTCGATGTACCATTGGATAAGATTGATGTGATGTTTCTTATATTAAAACGTAAGATTGCAAAAAATCCTGATTTTCCGATAACGAGATTACAGAAGTTTGAACCAGCAAATGGAGTTCCGAGTATTAATAAGACTATGAATAAATTAGAAGAGTTTAGGACTGGAGTTTTCGATAATAAAGGAAATTATATATTAGAAAGAAACTATGTTGCTAAACCAGGTAAGATTTGTAAATTTTGTGAATTCTATAATACGGAGCATTGTGAATGGGGGAAAATCCTTTAAGAGTAGGGATAGTAGGTAGTCGTCAATACGAGAACCGAAAAAAGATAAAAGAATTTCTTTATAAATTAAAAACGGAGAAAGGTTCAGACACTATCATCGTGAGTGGTGGTGCGACAAAAGGTGCTGATTTTTACGCTAAAAAATATGCCTTAGAACTTGGATTACAATATGAAGAATACCCACCAGCACATAAAGCTCATAATTTATATTGTCCATTACACGAAAGAAATTATGGGAAGCCATATAGTGTAAAACATTTCTTTGCTCGTAATAAACAAATTGCTATTCATTCAGAATATGTGGTTGCATTTATTCCAAGAGGAGATGATGCTAGAGGTTCAATGAATACCATAAGTTATGCTAAAAAATTTGGAAAAAAATACCTTGTTATTGATTAATACATATATTTATATATACAAGTTATAACAACAAGGAAACGGTTATGAAAACAGATACTTTAACAAAGTTGACATCGGTAAAAATACTTAAGTCGTTATACGAACAATTTAAATTTAAGACTGTCAACTCTTCAATGAATTTACAGAAGTTAGTCAATCGTTCTATTCACCAGTATATACATGATAATGCTATTCAAGAACAAATAGAAACATATGACCATCTTCATACTAGTGGGAGTCAATTTTAATGAGAAAAGAAATATTAGATGCTAGTAGATTACACTTTAAAGCTCACATTGAAAAACATAGAATCAATGTAGAGAATCTTTTGAAAAATCCTGCAGGAGTCGCAGAACATCCTGACATTATGGAAACGATAGAAAAAGAGTTAGGAATTATTGCTGAGTATGATGATAAGTTAGAAGTGTTGGACAAATACTTCTTTATGCAATATGTAGATAACAAAGAGGTTATAAATGGCTGAAATTAAGTTACCTAAACTAAATAAAATATCTACCAAACCAAGAAAAAAGAAGAAAAAAATATTATTAATGTCCGATGACTTACGGATGCATAGTGGAGTTGCTACTGTATCTAAAGATATTGTGTTTGAGACATTGAATGAATATGATTGGGTTCAGATTGGTGGAGCTATAAAACATCCTGAAAAGGGTAAAGTTATTGATATGTCTAAAGGTCTTGACAAAGATTTTGGTATAAAAGATGGTTACTTACGAATATATCCAGTAGATGGTTATGGTAACGAAGATATACTTAGGGAAGTTATTGCGTTAGAACAACCAGATGCTATTCTACATTACACCGATCCTCGTTTTTGGATTTGGTTTTATAACATGGAGGCAGAACTTAGACAAACTATGCCAATATTTTATTACAACATTTGGGATGATTTGCCAGATCCACAATATAATACCAACTTCTATAAGAGTTGTGATTTGTTGATGGGTATATCAAAACAAACTTATGGTATCAATAAAAGATTATTACCAAAATATGAAGACTGGCAGATAACTTATGTGCCACATGGTATATCAAATAGAAGATTTCATAAGGTAGAAGATGATGATACTTCACTATTGGATTTTGAAGCTAAACACCATATTTCTGATAAAAAATTTAAGATACTTTATAGTAATAGAAACATTAGAAGAAAACAACCTGGTGATGTTATGTTGGCTTACAAATACTTCATGGATGGTTTAACACCTGAACAAAGAAGAGATTGTGTTCTTATCTATCATTGTTCTCCTATAGACGAAAACGGAACTGATTTACCAAGAATAAAAAAACATTTAATGTCTGATGATTATGATATTCGTTTTACTTACGAAACAGATGGTAGACCTTTTAATGATTCTGAAATGAATTTATTATTTAACTCTGCTGATGTTTACATTAATCTTGCTAGTAATGAGGGATTTGGATTAGGTAGTTGTGAGGCACTTACCGTTGGAACACCAATTATAGTAAATGTTACAGGTGGATTACAAGACCAATGTGGATTTAAGAAAGATGGTGAGTTCTTGACACCTGATGATTATGTAGAGTTAGGTTCTAATCATGAAGGAACTTATACTGAACATGGTGAGTGGGTATTTCCTGTTTTTCCAACAAATAGGTCTTTACAAGGTTCACCAGCTACACCTTACATTTGGGATGATAGATGTCAACCCGAAGATGCAGCTGTTCAGTTAAGAAAACTATACGACTTGGGTAGAGAAGAGAGAAAGAGACTCGGTTCGTTAGGAACAGAGTTCTGTAAAGAAAATCAAATGACATCAAAAGTTATGGGACAAAATTTTATTGATTCTATGAATGGTGCTTTTGAAAGTTGGAAACCGAAACCAAAATATAGTATGGAGGCAGTATGAAACGTTTTGTATTAATGATTGCACCTTTTAATACTCGTAGTGGTTATGGTGACCACGCTCGTTCAATATTTTATTCTATCATGGATAGAGAAGATTTAAACGTTAAATGTCTTGACGTTAAGTGGGGAAATACACCACGAAATCATCTTAGACCAGAAGTTCCAAGACATAAAAAGTTATTGGATAGTTTTGTATCTCAACAAGAAATACAAGGTCAACCAGATATATTAATCGATATCAGAATACCAAATGAGTTTGCTACTGGTGCTAAAATAAATGTTGGTATAACTGCTGGTGTTGAAACAGACATAGTATCTGCTGAATTTTTAGAAGGTATGAATCGAATGAACTTTAACATAGTTCCATCTCGTTTTACAGCAAGTACGTTTGCTAAATGTACCTATGATAAAATGGAAGATTTACCTAATGGTGAGAAAAGAAAAGCTGGTGAAGTAAAAAATGAAAGACCTATTAAGGTTTTATTTGAGGGAGTTGATACAGACGTATATTGTCCAAAACAAAAACACGAGTTAGAGAGAGGTCTATACGATGAACTAAGTGAACTTATCAAAGAAGACTTTGCTTATCTACACGTTGGTCAATGGGGTAATCAACCTTACGGAGAGGACAGAAAAAACATTGGGGTTTTAATAAAATCTTTTCTAAAAGCCTTTTCTAATATTCCTAATCCACCAGCACTTGTCCTTAAGACTAATGGTGCTAACTTTAGTGTTCTTGATAAACATGAGACTAAAAAGAAAATACAATCAGTAAAGGATATGTTTAAGGGAGTAGACTTACCTAATATTTATCTAATACATGGTGACTTTACCATTGAAGAGATGTCAACACTTTACAACCATCCAAAAATTGGTGCTTTTATTACTTGTACACATGGTGAGGGTTTTGGAAGACCGATGTTAGAGGCTACTTGTTGTGACTTACCTGTAATTGCTAGTAAGTGGAGTGGTCACATGGACTTCTTAACAGATTCAGAATCTATGTTGATTGATGGGTTTTTAAAAGAAGTACCTAAATCTACTCTATGGCCACCAATTATCGTAGAACCATCTAAATGGTTTGATGTAAATGAAGCTGATGTAGTTAGAAAGATTAGAACCTTTCATAAGAAGAGAAAACTAATACAAAAGAAAGCTGTTCGTTTGGGAAAGAAAAACAGAAGAGAGTTTTCTTTGAAAGCTATGGGAATTGAATTTAATAAAATCATGGATGAGTTGATAAAAGGTATACCACAACAAGTTGGTTTGAAACTACCTAAACTAAAGAAGGTTGGTGGTGCAAGTGCTGGACAACCACCGAAATTAAAACTACCTAAACTAAATAAGGCAACATAATGGATGATTTCATGTTAAAAGTAAAGTGTCCATTAGATTCTTGTAGTGATGTAGAAGAGTCATTGATGTTGTTAGGTGATGCTGAACAGAATATGCAGTGTTTAGCATGTGGATTCGCGTCTAATAACGATATGAAGACTCACATTAAACCATTTCCTGATGATTTTAAAGATGTGTGTGTTGAGACTGGTAAAGATAGATATTGGGCACCGTCTGTATTTACAACAGGAAATTATCAAGTAGTTCCAATGGTAGAAGAGAAAGAACTAAAATGGAGAGTATTTGCTCATCAGGATCCTGAAACAGAAGTAAAAGTTCCAACATTTACTGATGCTTATAAAATGGTAGAAAAATTGGAGATATTAATTGGCCAGAAGATACAACAACAGAAGGATAATTAAATCCTTTCAAACAATACCACCTCGTAGATTAATACCTGGCATGATTGTCACATTTAACTATGCGGAACAAGGTGTTATGGATCCAAGACCTATTCTTCTTTTTTTACATGAAAATGGTAAAAATAAAACTATAGAAGGATTGAATATGAATTATCTTAATCCTACTAAGATGAAAAAGTTATTTCAGGTCATTAACTTTAAAAAGACAAAGGTAGATGAAATAGAAAACTTAATTAATCTAACAGAAGATTATTTTCGTATTCAAATTTCTAATCCAAAGAAAAGGTCTGCTATGTCTACCAAAAGATTTTATTCTGATGTTGTGGCATCTGATAAATTTTTCAAAGAATCATATAGGGCATATAAGTTATCTAAGTTAACATCATTAAAAGTTACACAAATAAACCTTGAGTTCGTACAATGAAAATTAGTTATTCTATATTATGTCACAATGAAGATGAAACTTTTGAAAAGTTATTACATAGATTAATAGAATACAAACAACCTCAAGATGAGATAGTGGTTCTTGATGACTATTCTGATAATCCAAAAACAAGAGCTGTATTAGATTATTATCATTCGACTGGTCACATAGAGTTAGACACAAGACATTTAGCAAAAGACTTTGCTAGTCAGAAGAATTACCTTAAGGGTATGTGTACTGGTGATTATAGTTTTAATTTGGATGCGGATGAAATGATATCTCATTGGTTTATGAAAGATATACACGAGATACTTGAGGGTAACGAAGTTGATTTAATTTTTGTTCCAAGAATAAATACCGTAGAAGGGATAACAGAACAACATTGTAGAATGTACGGGTATCAAATAAATGAAAGAGGATGGATAAACTATCCTGACTGGCAAGGTCGTATCTTTCGTAACCGACCAAATATTCGTTGGGAAAAACCTGTACATGAACAACTAACTGGTTATCAAAGTTATGCTCATTTACCACAAGAACAGAAGTATTCTATTACCCATCCAAAGACAATAGATAGACAAGTAAAACAAAATAAATTTTACAACGAAGAGATAACTGCAAAACTTAGAGGAATTTAAATGAGAGTATTAGTTACAGGTGGTGCCGGATTTGTCGGTACTAATTTAATAAAAAGATTATTAAAGGATGGGCATGAAGTTGCATCTATAGACAACTATTCTACAGGTTACAAAGAGAATGAACAAGAGGGTTGTGATTATATAAATTGTAACTTAGAAGATTTAGACCAACCTACTTTATTCGATAAGGAATTGTTTAATATTTTGGATGGGGTAGATACTATATTTCACATGGCAGCTCTTGCTAGGATACAACCATCAATAGTAGACCCGACAACTGCGATTAACAATAATTTTAATTCTACATTAAATGTTTTGGAGTGGGCTAGAAAAAATAATACTCCTGTAGTATTTGCTGGTTCAAGTTCATATCATCATGGTCGTTGGGGAAGTCCTTATGCTTGGTCTAAATATGCGGGTGAACAATTATGTAAATTGTATTCTAATGTTTACGATTTACCAACATCTATCTGTAGATTTTACAATGTATACGGACCACATCAATTGGAAGAGGGAACTTACGCTACTGTTATAGGTATTTTTGAAAAACAATATCGTGAGGGTAAACCACTTACAGTTACAGGTGATGGAGAACAAAGACGAGATTTTACACATATAGATGATATAGTAGATGGGATTGTAAAATGTCATGAAGCCATGCATGGTGCTGTTGATATGAGATATGCTGGAGAAATATTTGAATTAGGTAGAGGTGTCAATCATTCAATAATTGAAATAACTGAAATGTTTGGTGAGACAGATGTTGAATATATTCCTAAAAGACCTGGTGAATATGATGTCACATTGTGTGATTACACAAAGGCAAATCAGTATCTTGGATGGACACCTACTAAAAATATAAGTGATTATATAAAGGAAGTTATCAGTTGAAAATAGCAGAAATATGGGATTTTACGGCGTATCTTGAGTCCTTTTATATAAAGGATGGAAAAGCTATGTCGTTTAAAACAAACGAACCTTATTCATATAGAAATTCAGTTTCACCTGAGTGTTTTTTACAAGGTCCAGTTTATTCACATCTTTGGGAAGGTTCTTACTTCCTTAATTTAGAAGAATACGATGGAGTGCCACCATACGATCCTGATGTAAATCTTGTTTTTTATGTTAACGAGAGAGTTGGATTGATGAATGAACATTACGATAAATATTCAGTTGAGAGTATTCGTAAACAATTTCCAAATGCTGTAATTATAGGACAAGTAAAAGAAGTACCACCATCTTTTAACTCAGGTGATGTTTATTCTGATATACCAAGAAGACAAGTTAGACCAGAAAGACCTGAAAATAGAATTAGATTTTTTAACGATTGTGATTTTGTAAATGTACCAACAACTCCTGATGGTCTATATGCTAAAGATGAATATTTTGTTGAGTTACAAAAACACCTAAATAAAGAAATTAAATATACTCCAGGTCCTACTAATGTGGATTATGTATTTGACAATTATTATTCTAACGAGAAACTTAATTCTATATTTTACTACACACCACATCAACATGAACGTAGAGGTGAAACAGAAAAGTTTGCTAAATATTTAGGAAGCAAGTATGGGTTAGAGGTTTTTAGTAAACCTATACATGATAATCAACCATTCGATTATCTTTCAAGTCATGATTTTATAAAGTTGTGGAGTCCACATATATTTCATATTAACGTAGATCCTATGAAAATGTATCCTGGTCAACAATGTAGACAAGTTGCTGCGGTTGGTTCTATAAACATTGGTGGGGAGAATGACTCACATCACAGATTGTATCCTGACGCGTCTGGTTGTGACCTTAAAAAACTTGAGGATATATTCGAAGCTTATTTAAAAGATGGTCGTAGAAGATTTGGAGCTATTGACTATGCTTACAATAAAGTTAATGAATTATTTGGTTTTAATACAGTAAGAAAAATATTAGAGGAGACGTTTTTAAATGTTAATTAATGGTGTTATAGTAAAACAACCAGATGTCTTTACTGATTACAGAGGTGATTATTGGACAACTTGGAAAAAAGAAGAATGGGATATGGAATTTAACCATGATAAAGTATCCACTTCAGGTTATGGCGTGTTACGAGGAATACATGGTGATACTAAATCTTGGAAGTTAGTTACTTGTTTACAAGGTTCACTTTACTTTGTGCTTGTGGATAACAGACCAACTTCCGATACATACATAATGTGGGAGTCTTTGATTTTAGATGATAAGACTAGAAAACAAGTCTTGATTCCACCTGGTGTTGGTAACGGACATTTGGTTATGAGCGATAGTTGTGTATTTCATTACAAATGGAGCTATGAGGGTGAATATCCTGACGTTGAAGAACAATTTACAATCAAATGGAATGACCCGATGATTGGGGTTGATTGGCCTGTAGATAATCCAATACTATCTAAGAGGGATAAGTAGTGAGACAATGGGGTAAAACTTATAAACGTAGGTTTCACATCTATGAGGATATCAGAAAAAGTCTTGACCTTGGAACTGATAATGGTATTCAATTGGAAATAAATTTAAATCGTGACCAAGAGTGTTCTTTACAGATGGCTCTTGAAAATTATATCATAACTACATTAAACTCTTTTTACGATAAAAAATTTAAAAAGGGAAATACTAATTTTTTGATAGACTATAGGGATGATATTTTAGGATTACCTAACAGAACACCTAATGGAGCATTTTATCCAAAGAAAGAAAATATAAAAGAGTATAACATATTACAGAGTATAGTTAATTCGACAATAGTAGAGACTGGTCTTATAGACCAAATAGAATCATATGATATGTGTACTGTTAGGATAGTCGATGGTAGAAGAACAGATTTAGATAAAAGAAATTCTGCTACCGTAAAACTTCATTCTGATGCTTGGTCTGGTCAGTATGGAGACGCTATGGTTACTACTGCTTTACTTGGAGACAAAACAACCTCGTTAGAATTTTGGAAACCAATAGGTATGAGAGATGAATTTTATGACACGTTACCGAACTATGAAGATGGAACAAATTTATATGATTATCCTGAGTATTTAGGTAAACTAAATTTCGGTTGTATGACAATTTTTGACCATCAATGTTTACATAGAACATTAAAAGAAGATGGTGGTTTAAGAGTGTCCATAGATTTTAGTATAAAACTAGCATGTACTGAGTTATTAGATAAAAACGTATACTTAAAAGATGTTAAACATAGACCAAAAGAAGAGGTACTAAAAGTAGGTAATGAAACTTTAGTCGAAGCAACTGAGACACTACAAGAGTGTTATGATAAATTTAAAAATGATAAGTATGACAAAATACCAACTGCACATATAAATGATGTAATATCATGACTAACGAAGAACAAATAAAATATCATTTTGAAAATAATGGGATGGTTGTTTTTGATGATTTCTTAGAACAAGAGACTTTCGATGAAGTTTCTAACTTTTGGAATCATGAAAGTTTCAAAACTGATAATCACGAAGAAAAAGACTTTTACTCTACAAAATGTGTAGGTTCAACTTTTGATAGAAACGATGTACATTGGCCAGATAAAAATGAGGTGTATAAGTGTAATGTTAAGTTGTCCAAAGAAGTTCCAAAACTACCAAAGATAGATAAAATTATCAGAGAAAATATTACATCAGTAGCAGAATTTATTTTACAAAGGAAAGCTAATTTAATATCATCTCATGCTAATATTTATGAAAAAAATGGAGATAGTTATGCTAGAGCTCACAGAGATGGTTCAACTTGGAATGCTGCTATTGGTTTTATAGTTTATATGAATGGGACAAATTGGAAATATGATTGGGGTGGATTACTACACTATTTGAAACCACCAGATAATGAGATAATGACTATTTTACCAAAGTCAAATAGGTTAGTTATTATAAATCACGGTATGGATATGTCACATTGGATAACACCAACTGCCACTTGGGCAAAAGAGGACAGAAAAACTTTAATTGGAATGTTTAGATAAGAGGTATAACATGGGATTTTCTTGGCAATTAATAAACGATAGTATCACAGATGGTGATAGAAAAGCTATGACAGATTTTATTAACACACCAAACCAAAAATTTACTAATGGTGAGAAGTGTAAAGAATTTGAAATGGAGTGGTCTAAATACATAGGTTGTGCACATAGTACATATGTTAATTCAGGTGCTTCAGCTAATTACATTATGGCGTCAATCATGAAAGAACAGAAAGGTGTTGGTGAAGTTATTGTTTCACCTTTAGGTTGGGTTTCTGATGTTTCACCACTTGTTAACTTAGGTTTTACTCCTGTATTCGTTGACGTAAGTATGGATAATATGTCAATTACACTTGATAACATAAAGAAAGCTGTTACAGATAAGACTGTAGGAGTATCAATAGTTCATGTTTTAGGATTTAATGCTATAACGGATGCTATGGTACATTTCTGTAGAGACAATGATTTGTTTTTGATTGAGGATTGTTGTGAGGCTCATGGTGCGACTCATAAAGGAGATAAGGTTGGTATATTCGGAGACGTATCTAACTTCTCTTTTTACTTTGGACATCACATAACTACTATCGAAGGTGGTATGGTATGTACTAACGATTATAGGTTATGGGATTACGCTAAATTATTTAGGTCACATGGAATGACAAGAGAGGCGTCAAGTGAGGTTCAAGAACAATACGAAAGAAGTAGACCTGATTTGAATCCGTTGTTTACCTTTGCTGTGCCTGGATATAACTTTAGGAATCAAGAGATAAATGCTGTATTGGGTTTAGAACAGATAAAAAGATTAGATTTTAATTGTAAAAAACGAAGTGAGAATTTTAATTATTGGTTGGATAATTTAGATGAGAAGAAATTCTTCGTTAATTACGAACAGAATGGTAATAGTAATTTTGCATTACCATTAATTTTAAAAGAAAAAGACTTGGAATTGTTCAAAAAATGTTGTATATTATTAGACGAAGAAAAAGTCGAATATCGAGTGGGAACTGCGGGTGGTGGTAATCAGGCAAGACAACCATACTTAGACAAGTATGATTTTGTAGCACATGACCTATCAAACGTAGACCACATACATGATTTTGGATTATACATTGGTAATCATCCTGAATTATCTTTGTATGAGATTGGAAGTTTAACACATAAACTTAACGGAGTTTAAAATGAGTAAAAAAGCACTAATATTAACTTGGGAAAAGTATCAAGACCACGAAGTTATCTATCCTTATTATAGGGTACAAGAAAGTGGATACGAAGTTGATATCATGTCTAATAAAGTAGGTATGATTCACGGTATACTTGGAACATATAATGAATGTACTAAGTCAGTATTTGATTTGGATGATGATGAAAAGTTTGAAAACTATATGCATGATTATGATTTGTTGATTATTCCTGGTGGTGTCAAATCCCTTGAAAAACTAAGACAAGAAGAATCAGCCTTAAATTTCATAAGAGAGTGGGATGCCTTAGGTAAAACTATTGGTTCAATCTGTCATGGTGGTCAGATGTTAATATCTGCTGAAATAGTTACAGGTCGTGATGTCTCTGGTTATTATAGTATCAAAGATGACTTGATTAATGCGGGTGGTAATTTTGTTGATGCAGAATATGTAGTTTCTGATAATCTTGTTTGTTGCCCACATTACAAATGGATGGGACAATGGATGAATAAGGTTATTGAGATAAACAATGCCGTATGAAAAAACAGTAGTTTCAAAACCGTGGGGTTATGAGTATCTCGCTTATCAAAACGAGAAAGTAGCCCTATGGTTTTTGTACATTGGACATGACCAACAGACATCTATGCATTGTCATCCAAACAAAACGACTGGATTAATATTGTTAGATGGTGAGGCTGAAATATCTTTCTTAGGTGATTCCTTTAATCTAAAACCTGTCTCCAAGACAATGATTAGAAAGGGTTTGTTTCATTCCACAAAAGCAACATCTGAAAATGGTGCTTGTGTATTTGAGATAGAAACACCAGTAGATAAACATGATTTAGTCAGACTCGAAGATAAATACGGTAGAGAGGGAAATCCATACGAAGATAGTACACATGAGACGCCGAAACAAGATGATTGTCTTTGGATAGAAGATGGAGACAAAGAGTATAAATTTAGTAATTGTGATATAAGAGTTGAGACAATAAACGATGTAAGTCAGTTCAATGGAAAACACGATGATGAAAGTATAGTATTTTTAGATGGTGGTATTGAAGATGGAGAAAGTAATATGGTCGCACAAGCTGGTGATGTGGTTACCTGTGCAATAATTAAAAGATTGATTAAACTATTTCCACATATACAAACAAACACTTTAATAATGACAATTAAAAAACAAGGAAAGATAAGTCATCTTTACGATTATGGATAAGATAGAAGTATTTAAAAAAGCCTCATTATGTAGAAACTTTGATGAGGTGGTATTTAACAAATTACAAGATAAAACTATTCAGTATCCAACTTATCTTTCAGTTGGTCAAGAGTTTATACCTGCTACTATTGCTCAATATATGGAAGAAACATTTCTTGATATGGAACCAGATATTTTTATTCAACATAGAGGTCATGCAACTTATCTATCGTTTGGTGGTAGTGTTGAGGGATTGGTCAAGGAGTTGTTAGGTAGAGAAGATGGTTGTACAAATGGAATGGGTGGTTCGGCATCAATACATAGTAAGGAAAAGAACATATATGGACATGATGGTTTAATGGGTAGTCAAGTTCCTATCGCTGTAGGTTCTTGTTATGCGTCCCAAAGACCAACAATTGTGTTCATGGGTGATTCTTCTGCGGAAGAAGATTATGTCTTTAGTAGTATAGGGTGGGCAGTTACAAAGAATCTACCTATACTTTTTGTAGTAGAAGATAATAATCTATCTATACTCACAGAAAAGAAGGTAAGACGCAGTTGGGATATGCATGAAGTAGCTCGTGGTTTTGGTATGGAAGCTCATGATTTACCAGACAATCCATATGAAATAGCCATGTATCTTAAATTAGGTGTTTTTGAAAAACCAATGTTGTTAAACATAAACACGATAAGAAAGTATTGGCATGCTGGAGCTGGTATAGATGATGTTGATGTCTTTGATAGATATGAACATGAGATGGGACAACTTGGTGACGAAGGTAAAAAGATACACGAACAAAATAAAAAATTAGTAACGGAATTATGGCAAAGACAGTTAGAGAAACAATAAAAGAGATAACAAGAAAACACCTTACTGAAAAAAATGGTTTGTGTTTTGGTCAATGTCTAACCGCAGTTGGTTGGGTAGGTGGAACTTTACCTGAGATGTATGAAGATGAAGGGATGGTAGAGGTTACTACGGCTGATGTAGCAAATGGTGGATTCGTTGTTGGTGCTGGACTACAAGGTATTAGACCGATTTATGTGGTGAGATATCAAGGATTTCAATGGTACAATTCGCCCATGATAGTGAATTATGCGTCAAAATCAAAAGAAGTTTGGGATAGACCTTGTCCGATATTTATCAGAAGTATTGCCATGGAAGGTGGTATGGGACCTGTAGCTGGTTCATCACATCATTCATTGTATCAGAGAATGCCAGGTACAAAGATAATATCACCAATGACACCAAAGGAATATGAGTTTGCTTATAAAAGTTTTATGAAAGAAGATGATGTATATTATGTCTCAGAACATAGAAGAAGTTATGATAATACAGAAGAGTTAGGAGATGTATTTTATGATGAACCTGATGTTGTTCTATTTCCAATTTCAATTACAAGATTTGATGCTGAAGAAGCTAGAAAAGAATTAGAGAAACAAGGAATAAAGGCTAGTATAATTCATCAGTTATGGATTAAACCATTTCTTTTTACAGAAATATGGAGAAGACAATTAAATAATTCAAAGTTTGGTGGTATCGTATTGGATGATGATTACGAACAAGGTGTTGCTAGTAGTATTGCACATCGTATGATGTTGGAATCTGATAAGAAAGTATATACAATGGGATTGGAAAACAGAACTGCTGGTTTTCATAAGGATGTAGATAACTTACCACCTACACCTAAAAAAATAATTGATAAAGTTTTAGAGTTAGTTAATGGCTAACGTATCTAATTATTCATATTGGAATAAGTGGGCAGTACCTATTTGGTATAGTAAAGATCCTGATTACGATGACATAAAAAATGATGCTATCACAGAATGTCTTCAGTTTCATACTGATAATAAAAATAGAACAGAAGTTGCTCATGGTATAAAAACTAATCTGTATGAATCTGAGTTTGATTTTTTTCAAAAGGCAAGACATAAAAATTATAAATCGATAGGTAAAATAGAACAATATATTAAACAACAATTTTTGTTTTGTTTTTTAGACTACTTTCAAAATAATTATTATCCAGAGGGAGTATCCGAAACGATGGATGGTCTCGAAGAAAAAGATATAAATATTAATCTAAGAGATTCGTGGGTTCATATTGCAAATGGTAAAGGTAGTTGGCATGGTAATCATAGACATCCGATGACATCTTGGGGTGGAATATATTACTTGAAAATTGATGGAGTTAATGAAAATAATGGTGGTAAAAATACTATTAGTCAACCAGTTGATAATCAGTATATAGACTTTGGTAATTTTTTTGAACATCAGTACGCTGTATGGTCACCACCTATGGATAATGGTGGATGTCTATTTTTTCCAGCACATCTAAGTCATAATGCACAACCTTATTTTGGAGAAGAAGACAGAATAGTAATCGCAACAAACATAATAGTGGGGAAAAATGTATAAAGGTAAAAACGTATTAGTAGCTGGTGGTAATGGTTTGATAGGTAAACAACTTGTAAAGTTGTTAGAAGATAGAGAAGCTAGTGTAAAGGTGGTAGATAAAAATTTAGATCCTGAAATGGATTTGACAGATTATGGTAAATGTTTAGATGCTTGTTATGATATGGATTATGTATTTAATCTGTTATGTATCAAGGGTTCACCAAAAGCTATGCAAGAAAGACCAGCAAGTCATTTAGTTCCAATGTTAAGATTTAACACAAATTTGATGGAAGCTGCAAGGGAAAGTGGAATTAACAAATATTTATATACGAGTTCTGTTGCTGTGTATGAGCCAGACGAAGTCTTTAAAGAAGAGGATGTTTGGAGAACATTTCCATCACCAAATGATAGATTTGCTGGATGGGCTAAAAGAATTGGTGAATTACAGGCAGAATCATATGAAATTGAATATGGGTGGAATGGTATATCCATTGTGAGACCTGGTAATACTTATGGTCCACATGATGACTTTGATTCGGATGGTGCTATGGTTGTTCCATCTTTGATAAAAAAAATACTTAGTGGTGAGAAACAAATAACACTATGGGGAGATGGTTCAAATGTCAGAGACTTTACACATTGTAGGGATATTGCTAAAGGTATGATGTTAGTGATGGAAAAATCACCAGGAGCTACAAGTCCTGTAAACTTAGGTAGTGGTGGTGGATTTTCAATTAAGGAATTGGTTGAAGTTATTTTAGAAAATGTAGATGATAAACCTGAGGTAATTTGGGACACAACAAAACCATCTGGTGATAAGGTTAGAATTATGGACATTCGTTTGGCAAAATCATTTGGATACGAACCAAGTGTTTCATTAGAAGAAGGTGTTAGAGAAACTATAAATTGGTATAGGAATGAAAAAATATAAGATAGGAATGATTCAAGTAAATAATAGTTTTTCTGGTCAAAACTATTTACCTTTATCTCTTGGATTTTTGGTATCATACGCTGAGTTTCATTGTAAGAACTTCAATGATTATGATTTCCTAAATCCGATATATAAAAGAGTTCCAATAAAAGATGCGGTTGAACAATATAAAGATTGTGACATAGTTGCGTTTAGTGTTTACGTTTGGAACAATAATATATCAATGAGAATAGCTAAAGCTCTAAAAGAGGTTAATCCTAATATCTTAACTATTGCTGGTGGATGTCACATACCAGAAAGACCTGAATATATTGAAAAGTATATGGCAGACAATCCATATCTTGATATCGCTTCAATTGGAGAGGGTGAGAGAGTATTCACCGATTTCTTAGAAAAGTATCCAACTGGAAATTGGAATGAAGTAGAGTCGTTAATTTACAGAGATGGAGATAAACTAATCACCACACCACAGGCAGAAAGAATTAAGGATATGAACGAGATTCCATCACCATTTATCGAAGGATATTTTGATGGTTTAGTAAGAGATAATCCCGATGAAAGATGGATTGGACTATGGGAAACCAACAGAGGTTGTCCTTTCTCGTGTACTTTTTGTGATTGGGGTGTTGGGTTTAAAAAGAAAGTATCTAAGTATGATTTAGAAGGTAGATTGTATGAGGAGATAGATTGGTTCAGTAAAAATAAAATAGAGTTTATCTTTACTTGTGATGCTAACTTTGGTATGTATAAAGATAGGGATTTACCAATAGTAGAAAAGTTTGCGAAAAATAAAGAAGAGTATGGTTATCCAGAAGCATTATCAGTTCAAAATACAAAAAATTCCAATGAAGTTTCTTACCAAGTTCAGAAACTACTGGCAGATACAGGATTAAGTAAAGGTGCCTTAATTGCGTTTCAATCACTTGATCCTAAAACCTTGAAGGCAATAAAAAGGTCTAACATCAAACTTAGTGTATTCTATGACCTACAAGCAAAATTCATGAAGGATGGGATAAAAACATTTTCGGATATTATCTTGGGTTTACCAGAAGAAACCTATGAAAGTTTTACAGATGGTGTTGGTAGATTAGTTAAGATGGGACAACATAATAGAATTCAGTTTAATAATTTAAGTATATTACCAAACACCGAGATGGGAGATCCTGAATACTTAGAAAAATATGAGATGAAAGTTGTAGAGAACGACATCATAAATATTCATGGTGCTTTAGGAGAATGGTTAGATGATATTTATGAAACACAACAAATGATTGTTGGTACAAAGTCTATGCCAGGTGAAGAGTGGGTAAAGACTCGTGTGTTTGGATATGTGGTTGCTTTCTTACACTTCAATAAATTATTTCAGATACCAATTATTATTGCAAATAGTGTTTATGATATTGATTATGCAGATTTATTTAGGGCTTTTACAACAGAGGAGAAGTCAAAAACAGGTGCTTTTTCGGACTTAGTTAGTGTGTTTTACAAACATGCTCGTGAGATGCAAAATGGTGGTCCTGAATTCATGAGTTCAGAGAGATGGTTAAATATATGGTGGCCGCCAGATGAGATAGCTTTTATCAAGGCCGTAACCGAAGATAGATTAGATGATTTCTACATAGATGCTAAAGATATATTATACAAGGTGTTTGAGGAGAAAACAAGATTTAGAAAAAGAAGTTATGATAAAGTCATATCTGAATCAATATTATTAAACAAGAGTTTAATAAAATTACCTAATCAAACTCAAGATATAGAAATTAAATTAAGTTCAAATATATTAGATGTTTATACTGAGACATTGTTAGGTAGAAAAGCTTCATTAAAAAAAGGTGACTTCACATATTATATCGACAGAACAAGTGATACATGGGATTCTTGGGAAGATTGGTGTGAAAAAGTTGTATGGTGGTCTAATAAAAAAGGTGCTTATCTATACGATTGTTTAGTTACAGAAGAAAAACGTAAGAAAAAATCAAAATTACCAGTTATAAGGATTACAAGTGAACCATTTGGGAGCGACGCAAGATACCAATAAATGTGTACTGATAACTGCCTCAAGTAAAGGTCTTGGTAAGGCAATAGCAAGAGAATTTGCTTTTCATGGTTATCAAATAATATTACATGGTAGAAACGAAAAAAAGTTACACGATTTTAAGTTCGAAATAAATTCACAAGTTGTAGATATTGTGGTTGGTGACTTAAGGTCAGAGTTAGTATTGGATGAACTATATAGAGCCAGTAGAAGACACTCTATAAATGTTTTAGTCAATAACGCTGCTATACCTTGTTATGGGTTACCTTTAGATGAAATGAAACCAATGCAGGTGTATGAAAGCATTGAGACTAATCTTCTATCACCAATTAGATTAACACAAAAAATTTATCCTTTATTAAAAGAACAACGACATGGTTCAATCATAAACATTAATTCTATAGTCGGTAAAGAACCAAAGAAGTATAGAAGTGTTCATTCTGCTACCAAATGGGGTTTGAAAGGTTTTACAAAGAGTCTAAGAATTGAGGCGGAAGATTATAACGTTAAATTAATCAACGTCTATCCATCACAGATTAAAACTGTAAAAGAACATACTTTTGGACTTGAATCATATGATGTTGCAAAACAAATATATAACGAACATCAAACAGGTAAGGATTGGGATGAGTTAATAATTGATGGAAGACCAGAGGAGTTTAGACCATGAGAAATTACGAATTAAAACAATCAGACATTGACTTTTATAACGAAAATGGATATCTGATAGTCAACGGATTGTATAGTGAGGATTTTACAGAGAGGTATTTATCTGCTATAAGAAGACATGCAAATAATGATTTTGCCGCTATAATAAATCCTGATAGGTATGATACACTATATGAATTAGATGAAAGACCTAAATCTAATTTGACAATTGATGAGATAGTCGACACATCAAACTTGTCTGGACTGATACTAAAAAATAAAACTATAATTAAAATATTAAGAAAATTGCAAGGTAAAGATATAGTTGGTCTCAGTACACAGATGATTTTTAAGGAAGCACATAGTTCCTACGCACCTCAAGCTTGGGCACCACATCAAGACAACAGATATCTTAGTAACGAAAATGGTCAGTATATTACTGTAAATTGGTTTTTAAGAGAATCGTCACCTCACAATGGTGGTATCTACGTTTATCCTGGTACACATAAATTACCATTACTACCAGCGCCAGATAAGAAGAGTTATAGAGAGGACCCAAGTGATAATCCTGGTAGAGAGTGTCAAATACCAGAAGAGTTTAAAGATAAAAGGGTAGACATACATACACCACCAAGTTCAGTTGTATTTTTGCATGGTAACACCATACATGGTTCATATGGTAATGATTCTGGTAAATCAAGACCGTGGTTCACATGTTGTTACATAACTAAAGGTGAGAAATATTTAATCGGTAGAAGTTCTAAAAGAGTAGAGGTTAATTTTGAGTAATTGTTATGATTTTGATGGTAAGTTAAAAAAGATATTTGGTCAAGATAAATTATTTCTTGATGATTTGGAGTCAACTTGGTTAGGTTCTTTTAATCGAGCTATTAAAAAATTCTTGATTGAAAAAAATATTAGCGAAACAGATGATTTTGATTTAAATCAAATACATAATCATGTGGGTTTAGAATATCAGGTAACTGATACTAATGGTGATGGTATTAGTAAATTAGGACAAATGTTTTATGATATAAAAGATGAAAGTTATTTTGAAATGTATCATAAGTTTTTAAAAGAAATAAGAGATGAAGTTTTAAAGTGTGATTTTTACTTTCAAGAAATACCAACAATTAGATTTTGGTTTAAAGGGCAAAAAACAAAACACAAATATCACTCGGATATACATTTAGGACATCCACCAGAAGAAATTAATTTGTGGTGGGCATTTACAAATAATGAACAAACAGGATTTGTAGTTGGTGATAATCTAAAAGATTGTGAAGACTGGTATTCAAAATATAATTTTGACAGAGATAGTTTTTTAAAAGACGCTGAATCACCAACACCTATTGAAGAATTTAATTCTTTTGGAGAGGGTATTACATCCGAAGTTGACTCTAATAGAATTATCATGTTTGATTCGAGAATGATTCATTCTGCTGTTGATAGAAGTTTAGATGATACGACACGAGTTTCTATGGATATTAGACTTAATCCCGTAGATGAATTTAAAGATGGTTACACTGGTCTTGGTAGAATGAAAGCTCAATTTAAACCTGGTGGTAAGTATGGTTATCACTCAAAATCAATTGACCAATTATGGAGTGAAAGATGAAAAAGATATTAATATGTGGTGCGTCTGGTTTTATAGGTAGAAACTTATTAGATAATTTTACAAGAGATAGACACTTTTCTGAAGAGGAATTTGAAGTTAAAGCTGTATGGCATAAGAACGCTAGTATAACTGAACTTTATCGTGAAGTTGAATGGGTACATGCTGATTTGACAAACTCAAAGGATGTTAAGAGAGTTATTACTTCGGATGTAGATGTTATCTTGCAATATGCTGCCGTAACTTCTGGTGCTAAAGATATAATCAGTAAACCATATGTCCATGTGACTGATAATGCTGTAATGAATTCATTGTTGATGAGAGAGGCATTTGAAAAAGAGGTTGGTCATTTCATCTTTCCGAGTTGTACTCTGATGTATCAATCAAGTGATGAGTTATTAAAAGAAACTGATGTAGATGAGAACGTTGATATATTTTCTAAATATTATGGAGCTGGTAACACCAAACTTTATCTTGAAAAGATGTGTAAATTTTACTCTGATTTAGGTAAAACTAAATTTACTGTTTTGAGACAATCTAATATTTACGGATCCTATGATAAATTTGATTTAGAACGTAGTCATGTTTTTGCTGCAACAATAGTAAAGGTTGTAAATGCTATTGAAGAAGTTATAGTGTGGGGTGAAGGAAAAGAAAAGAGAGACTTACTTTATGTGGGGGATTTGGTTGATTGTGTTGAAAAGGTTATGAGTCAAAAGTCACAGTTTGAACTGATAAATGTCGGTTTAGGTGATGGAATAAAAATATCTGATTTGGTGAAAAAAATTGTTGATATTTATAAAAAAGATTTGTATATTACATATGATAAAACCAAACCAAGTTTTGGTAATAAGTTAGCACTTGACATAACGAAAGCAAAAAAGTTATTTGGTTGGACTCCTAAAGTATCTATTGAACAAGGTATACAAAAAACATTGAATCATTATAAAGAGGTTATAGATGGGTAATATTTTAGTAACGGGTGGTACAGGTTTTGTCGGTAGTCATATGATTGATTACATATTAAAATATGCGATAAGACCAGACCAAAAGATATATTGTACAAAACGATGGATGGAAGATACTAAAAATGTTGACCACATCGATGATGATAGACTTGAGTTTGTTGATTGTGATTTACTTGATGCTCATAGTATTCGAAGGGCAGTAGAGGTTTCTAAACCAGAAAAGGTATTTCATTTTGCTGCTCAAAGTTTTCCTGAAGTTAGTTTTAAGATGCCAGTTATAACTTTACAGACAAACACACTTGGAACTACACACTTATTAGAGGCAATAAAAGAATCAGATTACGATCCTGTCATAGTCAGTATATCAACAAGTGAAGTTTATGGTATGCCAGAAGAGGACGAAGTTCCAATCAAAGAAACCAATCCTATCAGAGCTGCAAATCCATACTCGATATCAAAAGTCGGTCATGATTTAATGTCTCAGTATTATCATAAGGCACATGGTATGAAGATTATCATAACTCGTATGTTTAGTCATGAAGGTGCTCGTAGGGGTAAACAATTTGCATTATCGTCTTTTGCATATCAGATTGCTAAAGCTGAAAAACTCGTGGGTGAACAATTTATATATCATGGTAATTTAGACTCAACAAGAACCTATGCTCACGTTGATGATGCGATAAGTGCTTATTGGGTGTGTTCTAATAGTAAAAAGTTTGGAGAGGTTTACAACATAGGTGGTGAACAAACTTGTACTGTTGGTGATGCCTTAGATAAGTTAATCAGTATGTCTACTAAAAAAGATTTGAAAAAGAAATTAGATGAGGCTAGACTTAGACCTACGGATATTACATTACAGATACCAGATACATCTAAGTTTAGACATGAGTTTGGGTGGACACCAATGAAAAACTTGACTAATGTTTGTGAGGACTTATTAAAATATTGGAGAAGTAAAGTATGAAATTGTCTATAGGTATAATTTCACGAGGTAGACCAAATTATTTATCTGCTACTATAATGAATTGGTTGACAACTGCAGATATTAAAGAGGACTTAGATTTTGTTATTGCTTTAGATGATGACGATAAAGAGTCTATTAAGACTTATGAGGATTTGAAACATGTTATTGAATTTTTTGGAGCTAGTTCAAGTTTGATAACTTGGCCACCTATGGGTTATATTAATTTATATAAAAGAAATAATCAAATGTTACCACATTACAAGGGTGAAGTGTTGTTGATAATATGTGACGACAATTATGTGACTACTCCTGGTTGGGATAGAATAATTAGTGATGATGTAAATAAAGTTTATGATAAAGATGGTAAGGATAGGTCGATATTGGTGTGGATGTGTGGAAAAAACAATGAGAAAAAACATCCTGACATGTATGGTCTAAATAGAAAATGGTTAGATATTGCAGGAAAATATACAATAACTCCTGGTACTGATTCTTATGTTAGGGATATGGCTAGAGATAGTGGTTCTGCTATAGTTAGACCAAAAATAGATGTATGGCACTTACAGAGAAAGTTAGGATTCCTACCAAAAGACAACATAGAAAGTCATAGGAAACCACCATCGGTAGAAAAAGATAAACAACTGTGGGTGGATAAGTATGGGGAAGAACTAGTAAAAGATTCAGAGTGGGTGGAGTCTACTAAACATAAGGATGAATTATATAGATTCCATCATGACGAATTAGGTGATGAGTATAATTCAATAGTTAAAAAATTTAAGGATTATTATGGCAAATAGAAAATACTTACCGACTGTAGCTGAGTTGATAGATAGACTTTCTATCATTCAGTTAAAAGAGGTTTTCATTACGGAACATAAGGAAGAGTACGCTAAGGAAATTGAAGACATAGTTCATGACTTAAATCAAGTTATGAATTGGGAAAAACCAAGTGGTGAAATGATAAGAGCTATTATAGTATTGGCTCAAATGAATCTACACATATGGCACAATGAAACTAAATATCGAGCTGGTGAAGGTGATGGAAATCTTGGTTTGACTCATGGATTAAATGGTATAAGAAATACTGCTAAAAATATTATACAAGACCAATTACAAGATGGTGGTAGAAAAGACTACAAGATAGATTGTATTGCTGCCGAGTTCAAGGATTGGGAAGTGAGCTGGTAATGTTACAACATGGAGAAATAAAAACAGCAGTCTACATGGAAGAGGCTTGTCACATTCCAAAGGGTTGGGGTAAGGAAATAATCATAGAGAACAATGAATTGTATTGTGGAAAGATATTAGTATTTAACAAGGGTTGTAAATTTTCAATGCACTACCACATGAAAAAAGATGAGACTTGGTGGGTAGAAGAAGGTGAATTTGCATATACATTTATTGATACTGAAAATGCCTTACCAACAACATTGAGGTTAGAACCTGGTTGGGTAGTTAGACAATATCCTGGTCAACCACATCAATTAGAAGCTTTAACAGATGGTAGAATATTTGAAGTATCTACACACCATGAAGATTCAGATTCTTATAGAGTATTACCAGGAGATAGTCAAACAGAAGTGTGGAAGAGTGTAGAAGAGTTTGAAAGGGATAACGGATTAGGAGATAAAAAATGAAAGTATTAATAATAGGAGATAGTTGTAAAGATATTTTTGTGTATGGTTACATCAATAGATTGACACCAGAGGCACCTGTTCCTGTCTTTAATCCTACGAGAGAACTAAGTAATGATGGGATGGCAAAGAATGTGGCTAATAATGTTGAGGCTTTAGGATGTACAATATACACCATAACAAATCCTAATAGTATTAAAAAAGTACGATATGTGGACGAAAAATCAAAACAATTGGTTTTAAGGGTTGATGAACATGATTATTGTGATAGAGTTGCTGTTGAATTACCAAAGGGTAACAAGTGTAAAATAGGATTGGGTGGAGACGTAGAGGTAGGTGCTATAATCATATCAGATTATTGTAAAGGTTTTTTACATGAAGATGATATAGAATATATTGCCAAAAACAATATCAATGTATTTGTTGACACTAAAAAAGAACTTGGTGATTGGATAAACGATGTTGATTATTTAAAAATAAATTCATTAGAGTACGAGTCGAATAAAAAGTTTTTTAAAGATAACGAGATAATAAATAAAACTATCGTCACTAAAGGTAACGAGGGTTGTCTTTTTCAAGGTAGAATATATCCAACAGAGGATGTTCTTGTAAAAGATATTTCAGGTGCTGGAGATACATTTATTGCTGGTTTAGTTGTAAAATATTTAAAAACAAATGACATTGAAAAGGCTATCGATTTTGCTCAAGAGTGTACCAAAATTGTGGTACAAAAACATGGGGTTTCTACTGTATGAAGACAACCATTTTCTTACCTACTAGAAAAAGACCATCCTTTATGATTGGTACAATATTATCTTGGCTTCTAAAAGCTAAACATCCTGAGAATATAAAAGTGGTTATCTTAGCTGATGATGATGATGTGGAAACTAAAAATACATATGATGCTTGGAATGGTGTATTAAAAAAAGGAAATTTTTTAGGTGGTGGTATTGAAATAATTTACGACAGACCTTGTGGATGGAATAACGTACCAGATAGAATAAACAGAGAGATATCTAAAACAGAGGACATCGCTTTTGCTATGACCGATGATTTAATTTGTCAACATTCAGAATGGGATGTCAGACTCAAACAACAATTAACTGATTTAAAAGGACTTGAGGGTAAGTGGGAAATTCCAGCAGTAATAGGACTAAAATGTTACAACATGAAAAAGACTTTACCTGATACTTGGGGGTGGACTAAAGGTTACGCTAACGTATTCAAGACTTACTCGCCTTGGTCATCAGGTGATATCTTTATGCAAGACCTAAAAAACAGAACTCGTATGCCATATACTGATGCTGATATAAGATTCTATCATGGTCAGAGGAAAAAGAATCAAGGTTTTTCAAGAGATTCTACAGAAGAATTTGGATATAGTCAACCTCATCCTGAAAAAGATAGGGACAAATGGATTGAAGAATTTGGTGAGGAAAGGATGAAAGACAAAGAGTGGTTGAAATGGTATTTAGAAAGAAAGAGAAATCAAGGTGACCTTGACCGTTTAACAAAAGAGTATCAGAACTGGCACACACATCAAAAAAGGTAGATAAAATGAAAAAACTAATATACACTCTGGCAGTTAACAAAGAAAAACGAGAGGTGGACGATGCTGGAATTCATGAAGTTACAAAACAGAGTTGGTTACATTATTGTAAAAAATATGACATAGACTTTTATGTGATTGACAAACCACAATTCGATGTAGGTACGCCACATTGGTTTAGATACTTTATTTTTGATTTGAAACCAGACTATGATAGATATCTTTACATAGATTCGGATGTCATGGTTCATTGGGATTCTCCTGATATATTTGATTATTACAATGAGTTGGAAAAACTATATGTAGTCAGAGATAATTCTGGTTTAAGTTGGGTTTGGGAAAGTATAAATGCTTATAAACAATTATTTGAAGGTATCGATTTAGATTGGGAAAGATATTTCAATTCAGGCGTACAATTATTTGACCAAAGTCACAAGGATTTATATCAATCATTTAAACAATTTTATATTGATAACTCTGAAAGTATATTTGATTTTCAAAAACAAGTTCGTAAGGGTTTTGACCAAACGCCATTTAACTACTTTAATACCTACAATAATACTGATATACATTTCATGTCAGAAAAGTTTAATTTAGTTCACATGGCTAGAAAAGAGATATTACAAAATTATTATTTTATGGACATGGGTTGGTTTTGGCATTTTAATGGTATACCAAGAGATTTTCAAGATGGATTTATAAAACAATTATGGGAAAAGGTTAAGAAAAATTATGAGTGATATATTAAAAAGAAAGTATGTAATTGGAACTCATGTGATGTGGTTCGAAATAGAAATGTATGCTGACTTTATAAAGGGTATGGTTAATCTTTTAGAGACAGTAGAAAACACAGAGAATGTAACTATAGACTTATGTTTTAATATGTTGCAACATTTTGAAAAAGTTGATGAAGATAAAATAAAAAAACATGAGTTGTATATAAAATTCAAAAGGGGTGTTGCTATATTAGAAGAGATGGGTTTCATTGTTAACTATGAAGTAAAAGACAAAGACGATGAGTTTTATTTTCATGCGGATTATAGAAGAGATTTAAATTACAACTATTGTAAAAAAGTGGATTATGTGATGTGGGGTGAAACAGATAGTTTTTTTCCACGAGAGGCATTTCAAGTAGTAGAAAGACTAGCAGAGTATACAGACGAACAAAATATTCACAGATATTTATTAAGTTTTTCGGATAGAAAAATGTGGGATGCGAGTTGGGATCCATTAGTTCATGTGGACTATCGTGATATAGAATTTGTTGATGATGATAAGGGACATTTAAATCCTAATCAAGCAAAGTCACCGATGTCAATAGAAAAAATGAATACGATAAATGGTAGGGCAGATGATTTTGATTTTTCATACATTACCCATCCCAAACTGAGTGGTGCTTGTTTGGTATTATCATCAGATTTTATCAAGTCTGGTATCAACATTCCATCTTGTTTATTATATAATGATGATGAGGGATTATCAATCATGTCTCATAAATTATTAGGACAAGACTATTTACAATTTGTGTGTCAGAATATCTTACATGTTCATGCTAGAAGACATCCACAAAAGAGAATGTATGTAAAGAATGAGGATAATCCATATTCATTTATCAATCAAAAGAACGATAGTTTTCAACAATTTTTAAAACTATCAAAAGAGAACATAGATAAATTAATATCAGGTAAAGGTAAGTTTAAAGAGTATGATGATTTGAAAAAAATATTGGAGTCAAAATGAAGAGAGTATTAATTACAGGTATTAACGGAATGGATGGTAGTCACCTTGCTGACTTTCTTTTGGGAAAGGGGTATGAAGTCTATGGTATGGAGAGAAGAACATCAAGTCCAAACAGAGTCAACACTGGACATTTAGAGGGTAAGATAACATTTTTAAATGGTGACTTGACAGACCAAAATTCATTGGTTAGGTGTTTAGTAAAATCAAATCCACATGAGGTTTACAATCTTGCTGCTCAATCATTCGTGGGTGAGAGTTGGAACACGCCTGAACAAACTGGTGATGTTACTGCTCTTGGTGCCTTAAGAATGTTAGAGGCTGTAAGAGAGTCAGGAATTAAAGATATAAGATTCTATCAAGCGTCAACCTCTGAACTTTATGGTAGAATGATTGAGAATCCAGCAAACGAGAACACACCTTTCTATCCTCGTTCACCCTATGGAGTTGCTAAATTATATGGTCATTGGATTACAAAGAACTATAGGGAATCATATGATATGTTTAATGTTAGTGGTATTCTTTTTAACCATGAGTCAGAAAGACGAGGTATTGAATTTGTAACAAGAAAGATTACTGATGGTGTTGCTAAAGTATACTTAGGATATGAAGACCACATAAGGTTAGGTAACTTAGATTCTAAAAGGGATTGGGGATACTCACCTGATTATGTTAAGTCAATGTGGATGATGTTACAACAAGATGAACCTGATGATTATGTTATCGCTACAGGTGTAGAACATACCATTGGAGAATTTTTAGATGTCGCCTTTAAACGAGTTGGTATAGATGATTGGAGTAACTATGTTGTACAAGACGAGAGGTACATGAGACCAGCAGAAGTTGCTGTTCTGTGTGGTGATTCATCTAAAGCTCGTGATGTTTTAGGATGGAAACCAGAAACATCTTTTGAACAGATGGTACATAATATGGTAGACCACGATATAGGTTCATTGTCATGATAAAAATAAAAATAAGAGAACCATTTGTTGGTAAAAATAGAATTTCTTTCTTTGGTTTTTATGCACTTAAAAATCAGTTAAGAGATTATAGTATAGAAATAACAGATTCTAATGATTATGATTACCTATTTGTTGGTGCTCATAATATATTGAATAAGGGTTTGAGTTTAGAAGATAGTATTGACTATGGTCTTGAGAGTTGTAAAGATATTAGTGGTGATTATTTTTTATTTGATGGAAGTGACTCCACATCTTTAATTGGCTCATACGAAGTATTTGAACAAAGTGATGCTAAATTTTTATTTAAAAATCAATTATTAAAAAATAGAGAGGACTATTTAAAACCGACTGTATTAAACAAGTGGTTTTTTGGAAATGGTTCTGATTTGGACAAAGGTTATGACATACCAAAAGATGTTTGGGATAGAATAAAATTATCTGGTTTCAATCTTGGTTACTTTCAAGGTGATAGATTTAGACCTGATGTTTATAAAGAACACCCAGTGTGTACAGAAAAAACCATAGATTTGTGTGCTATATATCAAGGGTTTCATAAGAAAAATACAGAACATCTAATTAGAAATGATATGTACTATACAAAACATAGAGGTGGTGCGTGGGATATCATAGGTGATAATCCTGGCTATACTTTTGTAAAAGATAAATTACCATTTGATGAGTATATGAATACATTATATAAATCTAAACTCGCATTGTCACCATTTGGTATGGGAGAAGTTTGTTACAGAGATTTTGAGATACTTGATTTGGGTGTTGCTATGTTAAAACCAACTATGGAAAATGTTGTAACCACACCAAATTATTACATAGAAAATGAGACGTATATTCCTGTCGATTATGATTGGAAAAATTTAAACGAAGTTGTCTTGGAAACGCTTGACAATAACGATAAAATTGAGTATATTATAGGTAAGTCAAGAGAGACGTACAAGGAGATATATTCTGCTCATAATTTTTGTATGTATTGGTATAATTTTTTTGCTAATTTAAGTGGAGTTGAAAATGATTAATTTTATACAAATTGGTACATCTAATGCACACGACCATTGTTATCGTTTTGTGAAAGACCAAGATATAGAATTTGGTGTGTTAGTTGAACCTATGAGTGAAATGATGACATTGGCTAAAGAGTGTTATGGTTCATTGTTACAAGAGAAAAATATAAGTACGGAGACTATTGCTATAGTTCCTGAAGATAGAAAAGAAGACAAGGTCACAATATGGTATCATTGGCCGAACACGGCATTCAACTCTATTTTTAAAGAACATACAAATTCATTTAACCAACCAGATCCTGTAAAGAGTTTTGAGGTTGATGCTATGACCATAAATGGGTTGTTAGAAAAATACTCAGTTACAACCTTAGACTATTTGTTTGTTGACACCGAAGGATTGGATGGTGAAATTTTGATGTCAATTGATACGGACAAGTATACAATAAAAGAAATTATGTTTGAACATCATCATCTTAGAAGAGGCAAATATGGAATGAACATCTTGAAAGAAAAGTTTGAACCTCTTGGATATACGTTTAGTGGGGTAGATTCTTTAAATACGAGAATAAAATTAACATGATAACCACCACTATATCTACAAATAATAATTTAGATTACTTAAAACTAGCAATTAAGTCGGTAAGACAAAATGCTTATCACAAGGACATGCCTATAATTGTTCACGCTGAAAATTGTAATGATGGTACTATTAATTGGTTAGATTCTAATTACACAAAATATGATTTAGAATATTATATAGACAATAACAATGACCCGAAAGGTATAGGTGGTGGCATGAACTTTTGTGTCGATAAAGTCAAGACCGAGTTCGTGAATATTATTCATTCTGATATGTGGATTGCTCCTAATCAAGACTTGGAATTATTGAAGTTGTATGATGATATCGGAGATACGAAATTAATTGCTTCGTCTTTTAGAATACAACCAAGAATATTTGTCAACGATCCTGATTACAGACCTGGCACGGTGTTTGTAGATACGGATGAATTTGGAGCATATGCTGAAGATTTTGATTCTAATTCATTTGATAAGTGGGCTACAGAGTTTTCACAAATGAATGGTGAGTTAGAAGTTCGTAAAGGTGGTGGTGCTGGGTTCTTCTGTAGAGTCGAGGACTATAAATGGATAGGTGGGAATGATGATTTGTTTAGACCAGCTTCGTGGGAAGATAAAGATTTATTCATCCGTATGCAGTTAGAGGGATACGAATTTAAAATGATACCACAATCTGTTGTATGGCATTTCTCTGCTCGTGGTAGTCATTTTAGGGATGAGGCTAAAGATAAGTTTCATATGAAATCAAAAAGACAACAAGAGGCAGAAGAAATTAACATGCGTAAATGGGTGGATAAATGGGGTAGATTACCAATTGAAGATGAAGATACTTTCGTAGTACCAATTGAGGGTACAGATGTACCTACAAGAATCGAGTGGAAAAGCTATGAGTAAAATTTTATTAGTTATAACAACATACAATCAATCACATTATACTAAGTTGTGTTTTGAATCACTTAAGAAATTAGACGACAACATAGATGTTTTGGTTGTTGATGATTATAGTACAGATGATACTGTTGATATTTGTAAAGAATATGGTTATCGTGTCATAACAAAAGATGAACCAAAGGGCTTAACTGATTCTTGGAATATAGGATATCGTGAGTTTTTGGGGACTACTGAAGAAGGTACTGATTATGACTACTTTATACTTGCTAATAATGATATCTTAATTCCAAAAGGTGCTATCGGAGAGTTGGTTTCTACCTTTAAAAAATGGAACTCAAGTTTAGTAGTACCAATGTCTACTGAATATGGTGTTGGTCACAACCTCACACAAAATGTTAATAACTATTATCATGGTCTTGAGGTTGATGAGCCAGAAGATTATCAAAATGTTCAAGATGAAATACTAAAAGTAAAAGAGGAAATGAGAAACTCTAATAATCTGTACTTGTGTGATCCTGCTAGAATGAAAATGTTTAATGGGTTTTTCTTTATGATGAATCGTGATATAACCATTTATGAGCAAAATGAAGACGAACTTTTCAAGACAGATAAAATCATGACAAAAAATGAAGACCAATTTAATTGGGATAATTTAATTACAAACGATGATTTTTCAATGTTATGTAAGACATCATTTGTATTTCATTACAAAGGCGTATCTACCTTTAAAGTGTTTGATAATTACAATAAGATATCCAATGATATACCAGAGTGGAAAAGACAGAGGGAGTTAAGGGGTGGATAGAATAACCTATGATATAGAGAATTATTTGTTTAGAGACATAGTGTCACAATGGTTTTTTAATCGTGGTATTTTACCCTATTTTGGTTTACCGAGTTTACACTCTGAACGAGACTATGAATTGTTTGATAGAGAACATGACCAATCTACAATATGGCATAAGTGTTTTTATGAAATGATTAGAGAAGATAAAAGTTTTGATGATTCATATACAGATTTTTTACACGACATAATTAAACCAAGATTTGGAGAAGAAATAGTCTATCAAAAAATACCAACTTTTAGAGTTCACTTACCAAATAATGTATCCGTTGGAGAGTTTCATAAAGATAAACATTACAGAGATGAGAAGTGGGCTGAAAAAGTAGAGGAGTTAAACTACTTTGTACCATTAACAAAGGCATATGGAACTAACACGATATGGGCAGAGACCGAAGAAGATTTGGGAGACTATCAAGAAATGAAGGCTGAGTATGGTGATTGTATAGAGTGGAGTGCTAGTAAATTAACACATGGTAATAAACAAAACATAACGTCAATTACTAGGGTTAGTTTTGACTTTAGAGTTATACCTAAATCAAGGTATATAGAAAGTGAACATTTAACAATTAACACCAAGATACCGTTTGGTATTGGTGGATATTATGAGGTTTTATAATGGATGATAGAATAATTAGTTTTATACAACCAAGTAGAAACAATCTAAAGTATCTACAATGGTCTTACAATAGTATCAGAAAGAATCTCGGATACCGACATGAGATATGTTGGGCTGATGATTTCTCTGATGATGGAACTTGGGAGTGGATGCAAGAGATTGCTGAAAAAGATAAGAATGTAAAGATACATCGTAATGAAGGTCCTACAAGATTAGGTCACACTATACTTTATGATACGTTAGTAGATATGGCGACAAGTGATATTGTAATGATATACCACGCTGATATGTATGCGTGTCCTAATATGGATGTAGAAGTTCTAAAACATTTAGAGAGAGGTAAGGTGGTATCAGCTACAAGGATAGAACCACCACTACATCCTGATGGTCCTGAAAAGGTATTACAAGATTTTGGTATAGAACCAGAAGAGTTTGATGAACAAGGATTAATAGATTTTGTAAATCAAACTTGGGAAGGGATGCCAGAAGATAAAACTACTGAGGGTATCTTTGCTCCTTGGGCAATATACAAAGACGACTTTTTGGCGATAGGTGGTCATGATCCTTTATATGCTCCACAATCAAAAGAAGACTCTGATATCTTTAATAGATTCCAATTGGCTGGTTATGAGACAATACAGACTTGGAGTGGTTATGTTTATCATATGACTTGTAGAGGTTCACGATTCAAAGATGGAGCTATGAGAAATCCAGCAGGTCAAGTGTTCATGAAGGGTAGAGAATCATCAGAGTGGTTAGCTCAGAATCTAAGGTCTACTCGTAACTTCATTCGTAAGTGGGGACATATGGTTCAACATGATGAGTATCTTAAACCAATAGTTCCACCAAAATATGATGTTGCTTTTGTAGTTTATCGCTGTAGTAAACAGATGTTGTATGAGTTAGAGCCTTGGTGTAGTAAAATATATTTAGACCTAAGTGATTCAGATATTATGGGTGAGTATGTAAAAGAAGAACAACCAAATACTCAGTTTGATTTGGATGAGAAAATAAAACTATATGGACATAATAAAATATCAGAGTTACATGATATCTGTGTGGAGTTCAACGCTGAACAATTGAACAATGAAAACTTTCAAGTGCTAGTTAACTTATCAAAAATGCTACAAGATAGTGGAGAGATAGGTGAGATGGAATACGATATATTTAAGTTTTACATCAAATCACTTGAAACATACGAAAAAAACTTAGTCGTTTGTAAGACTAACTAACTATTTATAAGTGTAATAAGAGGTTATAATGGAAAATAAATTAGGTTCTTACATCAATAATTTGATGACCACCATAGTAGATAAAGAAGAAAGATTTTTTATCAGAAGTCTAGCATTTAATGAATTGACTTCTTTGAGTAATAATATTAGCGAAGTGTTAAGAAATTACGATGAGTTAGAGAAGATTGCTAGACCAACTGAAGAAAAAGACAAAGACCAAATAGAAATTAAATTCGGAGACAAAAATGGCAAAAATAAGTAATCAAGCCTTGGTAGAGTTAAGGAAAGTTAGAGCTGCACTTGATGACATGTACGATAAGTTACAAAAACCTTTGTACAATAAAGTTGTAGCTGCTAAAGTATCCTATAAAGAGGTTAAACCCTTTGATTCTGTTCAAGAAAACTTTGAATATATCTCACAGATAATCAGAGATTTAGAAGCTGGAGAAGAATAATGGCAAACGACCACGCTAAAGACCGATACGATCCACCAAAAGTGGGTAGTGATTGGGAGAAAGAATATTTCGGTGACGTGAATATCGGAGAGGTATTCAGACTTAAACCAGATAGTAAAGCTAACGCATTTCGTAAAGTTAAGGATGGAGTTGCTTTTGATATTACAGAATCAAAAGAAATTCAATTAGTAGACAGAGACGAAATCTATGTCAAGTCGTAATTTTCAAAAACCAATACGAATAAAAGGACATCGATTAGTCCTTACTAAAAAGATGATTGAAGATGCTCAATCTCAAACTAAATCAAACATGGCTGCTGCTAGATGGTTAGGTGTAAGTTACCTAACCTATCGTAAGTATGCTAAAACGTATGGTTTGTTTGAAAAACATCTGAATCCATCTGGTGTCGGTATCAAAAAAGGTTATGGTAAGTGGATAAAGTCACTTGACCAAATCCTTGATGGGAGTAAGAAGTATCGTATGAGAGCTGGGTATATTAAGAATCGACTCATAAAAGAAAAGTGGGTTGAAGAAGAATGTAGTTCTTGTGGGTATAATGAAATCGTCATAGGAAAAGAATCAGTTGCTCTTCGTTTAGATTATGAAGATGGAGATGTAACTAATAACAAATTAGAAAATCTGAGATTGTTATGTCCTAATTGTTTTTTATCACATAACGGACATATGCCGTCATCAGAGAGGTTTTACAAATGAAACAAAAAGCAATATTAATAAAAGACTTTTACAATGACAAGGGTGCTCTTCATCGAGAAGAGAAAGTAGTAATAGAGGAAAAAGTTGGTAATGGATTGGTTAGAATCAGTACAGAAACAGGTGGTATATTTACAATCCCAAGGCATATTCTTAAATTAATTCCTTGACAAGTTCCTTTTTTCTTTGTATATTATTACTATGAACAAAGTAATAAATTGTACAAAAGAAGATAATCCATTAATACATAAAAAATTACGAGAGGTATCAGTTGAAGAAGGACTTTCTATCGCAACGGAACTATTTCAGATACTTAACAAAAGAGGGGACGGCATTGGGTTGGCAGCTAATCAAGTGGGAATTGATGCACAAGTGGCCGTTGTCAATGTTCGTGAACCTTTGGTTCTCATTAACCCAAAGATTGAAGAAGTATGGGATGAATTAGATTATTATGAGGGATGTTTAAGTTATCCAAAACAAGGTATCCACACTAAGAGATACAGAAATATTATTATTAAAACAGAACAAGAAGAAAGTGGTTGGTACTTTAGTGGAGCCGATAATCCAACAGATGGTAAAGGTAGTTGGGAAAAAGAACAATCAGATAAACACGAACAGGAACAAAGATTGTTAGAGGCAATATGTGTCCAACACGAGATAGACCATTTAAATGGAATGACAATCCACGATAGAGAAAATAAACCAAAACCAATTGTTACCAAAGCGAAATACGGAAGAAATGAAATCGTAGGTATTACAGATGGTAAAGATTATAAAGAAGTTAAATACAAAAAAGCAAAACCACTATTAGATAGTGGACAATGGACAATTTACATAGGAGGTCCGATAACATAATGCCAAGACAAAAAAAGAGAATACCAAGACCAACATTTAGAAGAAAATGTCATAATTGTGGAAAGATGGCAACTAATCCAGTTGAATTTCATTTAGTTCCATCCATACCATATGGAGAACCAATTCCAGCATATTC